CAACAAATACAAATGATGTCTCAAAATCCACAAGCTTTACAAAATCCACAAGTACAAGCACAGGTTCAACAGTTTCAAATGAAGTTAGAATCTAGAAAAGCGATATTGATTGCTGAGATGATGGATGAGTTTTTAAAAGAAGAGAAAAAAATAACATCACAATTTGATAATGACCCCATTGCTGCATTAAAAGCAAGAGAGTTAGATCTACAAGCTCAAGAAAACTATAGAAAAAAACAAGAAGGACAAGAGAGAATCAATTTAGATAAGATGAGAGCTATGATGAATCAGATGAATACACAAGAAAAACTGCAACAAAATGAAGACTTAGCTGAATTAAGGGCTGCAACTTCAATTGCAAAACAACAGTTTTCTGATATGAATAAGAAAATACAATAATTATTGTTAAATAACACAAAAGGAGTATACATATGGCTATGAAAATGAATTTAAAACAAAATAAAATTGGTAAAGTAATGAGAGAGTTCAAAAAAGGTGAACTTAATATTGGTCAATCTTCTAAAAAAGTAAAAAATCCTAAACAAGCAATTGCTATTGCTTTATCTAAGACAGGTACGTCTAGAAAAAAAATGGCAGTAGGTGGTTTAGCTAATTCAGTTAGAACTTTTTCTCCAGCTTCAGCTGCAAAAGAAGTTAATCATTCAAAATTTACAAATTCAGAGGGTTATTTAGTTGGTGGAGTTGATGTTGAGATGTCAAAACCAAATGAAACTCAAATTGAAGTCGTTCAAGGTCAAGGAAGTATATTACCAGAGAAAAAAAGATCAGCTAAGTGGTATTAAGATATGATTCAAATGTTAGGAGCTGTTGCACCTCTCGCAAAAATCTTATTTAGTACAATTGAAAAATCAGTTCCTGATAAAGATCTTCAAGCAAAGTTAAAGGCAGATTTACAAACTCAATTACTACAATCTAATACACAAGAATTAACAGCAGCTGCTAAAATTATTGAAGCAGAGGCTAAAGCGGGCTGGTTCGCATCGAGCTGGAGACCCCTTTTAATGTACGTATTAATATTTATATTAATTTGGAATTATGTATTGGGACCTGTTATCTTATTTTTTTTTAAAGCTTCTATAACTATATCACTTCCAGGAGACGTATGGACCCTTTTGCAAATTGGGCTTGGGGGATATGTGGTAGGACGATCTGCGGAATCGGTTGCACGCACGATGGCGAATAAACCGGTAAATAATAACAATCAAGAAAACGGATAAGGAGATAAAATGAGAAACGATTATAAAATAAGACCAAGACTAGAGTTTAAAAAAGGTGGTAAAGCATTTCCAGATTTAACTGGTGATGGAAAAATTACTAAAGCAGATATTTTAAAAGGTAGAGGAGCTATTAAAAAAGGTGGTATAGCAAAAAAAGCTGATATGATTACTGAAAAAATGTCTTCTAAGAAAAAAGGCAAAATAATGAAAAGCAAAAGATAAATAGGTTAAACACTATGGCTGATTTTGGTGGAGATGGCATTAGATTAAGAGGAGCTGCTGGAAGAAAACTAGAAGAGCAGCAAAAGAAAAATTTAGAAGATTATCTAAAAGAACTTAATGATCCATTACTATTAGAAAAACTAACTCGAAAAGAAAAGAAAGCTAAAGGTGGTCTTATAAAAGGAATGCCTAAAATTGCATTAAGAGGTTATTAATGGCTAAACTTTGTCCAAAAGGAAAAGCAGCAGCTAAAAGAAAATTTGCAGTATATCCAAGTGCATATGCAAATATGTACGCAAGTGCAGTTTGTTCTGGTAAAATAGTTCCTGGTGGACGTAAAAAGAAAATGGGTGGAGGAAGTATTTCACAAGAGAGAAAAATGGTTTCTAATTATAAACAAGGTGGTGTTGCAAAAGGTTGTGGCGCTGTATTAAAAAACAGAAGAAAAGTTACAAAAAAATATTAATATGGCAAATGGTCTTAGAAAATGGGTTGCAGAGAAGTGGGTAGATATTGGATCTAAAAGAAAAGACGGATCTTATGCTCCTTGTGGAAGATCAAAAGGAGAGAAAAGAAAAGGCTATCCAAAATGTGTACCATTAGCTAAAGCTAGATCAATGTCAGAAGGTCAAAGACGATCAGCAGTTCAAAGAAAAAGAGCAGCAAGTAATGTTGGACCTAAACCTACTAATGTTAAAACATTTGCTGGAAGAAAAGATATGAGAGCTGGAGGATTAGCATGAGCGGAGAAAAATATTATAAACAAGAACGAGAGAGACAAAAAAAATTTAGAGAAGCTGAAAAGAAATTAAATGAAAATTATAAAAAAGTAGTTCAAGAAGAAATGGATGCTGAAAAATATTCTAGATTATTTCCAGAAGACTCAACTAGAGAATATAATCCAGTTGAATATTATAAAGACGGTGGATTAGTAAGTAGAGGACAAGGAAGAACTATTAAAATTAAAAAAACAAAGATGTATTAATGGGTGATATTTCTTTAAGAGGTAAGGGTATTGTAAGAAAAGGGTTTGCATCTGGATCAACTCCAGCATGGCAACGTAAAGAAGGTAAATCTCAATCGGGTGGATTAAATAGAAAAGGTATTGCATCTTATAGAGCTGCAAATCCTGGATCTAAATTATCAATGGCCGTAACTACTAAACCTAGTAAGTTGAAACCTGGATCAAAATCTGCTAATAGAAGAAAGTCATTTTGTGCTAGAATGAAAGGCATGAAAAAAAGATTAACATCAGCTAAGACGGCAAGAGACCCTGATTCTAGAATCAATAAATCTTTACGTAAGTGGAATTGTTAATATAACTAACAAAAGGAGAAAGAAATGGACGCAGTAGTGTTTTTAAGTAAGTTACAAAAGTTTATTAGAGAGCAATACCAAGGAATTGGTGACTCTATGATATCTGGTAATGTTGACAACATGGAGAAATACAAGTATATGCAAGGACAGGCTAATGCCTACCAAACAGTAATTCAGGAAATCTCTAACCTGCTAAATGAAAAGGAGCGAAAAGATGATAAAGGAAACGTTATTGACCTCGGAAAAGGAAGTACCAAAGATAAACCTAGGTCTTGAGGAAAAGTATAAAGAAGAAGATAAAAAAGTTGAAGACAAAACTCTTAGAGCAGAAAATATTTCTGAATCTTTAATTGATAGTTTACCACAACCGTCTGGTTGGAGGTTACTAGTATTACCATTTACACCGAAGGATAAAACTTCAGGTGGATTAATCATATCACAAGAATCTTTAGACAAAGCAAGAATCGCAACTAATTGCGGTTATGTTTTAAAGGTTGGACCATTAGCTTATTTGGATAAAGAAAAATATTCAACAGGCCCGTGGTGCAAGGAAAAAGATTGGGTGATCTTTGCTCGTTATGCGGGTTCAAGACTTCCAATTGAAGGCGGTGAAGTTCGTCTATTAAATGACGACGAAGTCTTAGGGACAATTAAAAATCCTGAAGATGTACTTCACTATATATAAACATAGGAGAACACTATGCCAGAAAACAAAAATGAGAAGACCGTTGACATAGATACATCTGGTCCAGGAGCCGAGGTCGAATTAGACGTTAAGCTTCCAGAATCAGACGAGATAGAGGTATCAAATGAAAAAGACAACGTTAAGTCCATTGACACAGTTGCGGAATCTAATGAGCAATCTGATGTTAAGGCAGACAAACAAGATACAGAAAACAAGGACCAAGGAACAGGGTCTGAAGATACAGATAACAAGAAAGAATTAGAAGATTACAGCGAAGGTGTTAAGAAGAGAATAGCAAAACTAACAAAGAAAATGCGTGAAGCTGAGAGACAGCGTGAAGCTGCTATCGACTATGCACGTAAAATCCAAGTTGAGAAAGAATCTCTAGCTGGACGCCTTACCAAATTAGATACAGGTTTTGTATCTGAGATGGAAAGAAGAATACAATCATCAATGGAATCAGCTGCAGCTAAATTAGCTCAAGCTAGATCAGATGGTGATATAAAAGCTGAAATCGCAGCACAAACTGAAATATCTAAACTAGGATATGAAGAAGCTAAACTTCTTGATATTAAAGCTAGACAATCAGAAGCTAAGGAAATTGAACCTAAGGTTCAGTTAAATCAACAACAAGCTGTTCAACAAGAACAACCTATCAATCCAGATCCGAAAGCTCAAAATTGGGCCGGTAAAAATACATGGTTTGGACAAGATGAGGCAATGACATACACAGCCTTTGGATTACACAAGAAACTTGTGGAAGAAGAAGGATATGATGCTCAAAGTGACGAATATTATACGGAAATTGATAAAAGAATAAGACTTGAGTTTCCGCATAAATTTGCTACAACTGCATCACAAACGATAACTGCAAAACCAATTCAAAATGTAGCTTCGGCTAATAGAAGTGGAAAAAACAGTAATCGCAAAGTTGTGAGACTCACGCCTTCTCAAGTAGCTATTGCTAAAAAATTAGGTGTGCCACTTGAAGAATATGCGAAACATATAATCACGAAGGAGTAAATGCATATGGAAAAAAATAAAACAATTAAGACCCCTCGTGCGAGCCAAACTAGATCTACTGAAAAGAGACCTACAACTTGGACTCCACCGTCATCTTTAGATGCCCCGCCGGCACCAGATGGCTTTAGACATAGATGGATTCGTACTGAAGTTTTAGGCTTCGACGATACCAAAAATATGACTGGTAAAATTAGATCAGGATGGGAGCTCGTAAGAGCAGATGAATATCCTGGATCTATTTACCCTGAAGTCAAGGATGGTAAATACGCGGGAGTAATCGGAGTTGGTGGCCTTGTGTTGGCAAGGATACCGGAAGAGGTTGCAAAATCTCGTGAAGCCTATTTTAGAAAACAAATAGAAGCTCGCGAAGAAGCAATTAATAACGACCTTTATAAGGATCAACATCCAAGTATGCCTATCAATAATGAGAGGCAGACTCGTGTAACTTTTGGTGGTACTAACAAAAAATAATTTTTTTGTAATATCAACAAAGTAAATAAAAACTTAAACAAGGAAAAAACTATGGCTAATAGAAGCTCAGTAGGCTTTGGTCTACGACCGATTGGTAAAGTTGGTCAAAATAGAGATGCTCAAGGTTTAAGTGAATATAGTGTGGCTACAAGCCCAACTATTATATATTTCAATGACGCTGTGAAAGCAGTTGACACTGGAACTATAGCAGTTGCAGCAGCAGGCAATACATTATTAGGTTCACTTAATGGTGCTTTCTACACTGATCCAACGACTCAAAAACCAACATGGAGGAATTATGTACCTAACGTTGCAGCGACAGATATCGTTGCATTCGTAAGTGATGATCCTTATGAAAGATTTGAGATCAGATCTAATAACACAGGCGCTTCAGCACAAACAGACATATTCCAAAATGCGAATATCGTTTATTTAGCTGGAGATTCAGCAAACTTCGTATCTAGAACAAGATTGGATGATTCAACGTTGGATACAACGAATAATCTTCAATTACAGGTACTTGGTACAACAAAAGACACTGGTGACAATTCTATCACTCAATCACACGTTGTGTTTGTAACTAGAATTAACACTCATCAGTTCTTAACAACTACAGGAGTATAAGAATATGGCTATATCAAGAGGACAGCTAGTTAAAGAACTAGAACCAGGATTGAATGCACTATTCGGCCTGGAGTACAAACGTTATGAAAATCAGCATGCTGAAATTTTTGACACAGAAACATCTGACAGAGCTTTTGAAGAAGAAGTTATGTTATCAGGTTTCGCAAATGCACAAGTTAAGCCAGAAGGTTCTGGAGTAACTTTTGACAATGCTCAAGAAACTTTCACAGCTAGATACACACATAACACCGTAGCACTTGCTTTCTCAATCACTGAAGAAGCGATTGAAGATAATTTGTATGATAGACTTGCGTCTAGATATACAAAAGCACTAGCAAGATCTATGGCAAATACTAAGCAGGTAACTGCTGCAAACGTACTTAATAATGCGTTTTCAAGCTCGTTCCCAGGTGGCGACGGATCTCCTTTATTAGATCAGTCACATCCTACTATTGCTGGTTCATTTAGAAATGAATTAGCGGTACCGGCTGACTTAAACGAAACTTCATTAGAACAGTCATTGATTGATATCAATGCGTTCACTGATGAACGTGGTTTAAAGATTGCTGCAAGAGGTGTTAAATTAATTATCCCTAGTGAATTACAATTCACTGCGGAGAGATTAATGGCGTCTCAAGGTAGAACTGCTACAGCTGATAACGATATTAATGCAATCAAATCTATGGGAATGATTCCACAGGGTTATACTGTGAATAATTTCTTAACTGATTCTGATGCATTCTTTATCAAAACTGACGTTCCTAACGGTTTGAAGATGTTCGTAAGATCACCTATCAAAACTGCTATGGAAGGTGATTTTGATACTGGTAACGTTAGATACAAAGCTAGAGAAAGATACAGCTTCGGCTGGTCTGACCCTAGAGGTATGTTTGGCTCACCAGGTGCTTAATATATAAGCATTTTTTATTTTATGGGGTCCCTTTATGGGGCCCCTTAAATATGTTAGAAAGAATGAATTATGACAAAATTGTTTCAAGTTAAAATTAGAGCGTACGGTTATAAAGCTGATTTTGATATTGAAGCTAGTGATACAGCGAAAGATATAGAACAGGCTATCCTTGACAAAATAGGACAAAATGGGGTAATATTTAAGGACAGTATGAGATCTTTTGCTAAAGATAAATGCTGGATAACCTATGAGGAGATCGTAGATGATAAATCACGTTCAAGCTCTTTACACAAAGAAGAGAGCCCTAGAACTTGATTGGGAGCAACACTACATTCAAGAGGGAATATATACTCTTGACATGGTTAGGATTGACGAAAAAATTCGTGAAATCATTAACCAAATTAAGATGTCTGAAGCTGAAATAGCTACTAGACAAATTAAAGTAGAAATGGCTGCTCCTGAGTTTTCTGTAGCTAGCTAAACCTAGCTATATATCCGAAAAGTAGATTTTCGATGCAGGTATCCCTTGCGCTATTTAATAAATTCAGTTATATTTTAACTACTATACATAAATTAACTTCTGATCTAGACGCGTATAGTCGACGGCCTAGAGACTAGATTGGATAAAACTAGGAGAATAAAACTATGGCATACACAACATTTTCAGGACCGGTTAGATCAATCGCTGGTTTTGCAACACCCGTTAAATATATAACTGCTGCTGATGAAGCAATTAGTTCTGATATTAATATAGATGCAGGAAGCAACTATGTTATTTTAGCAACTGCTCAAGGTGGTCCAGTAGCGGCGGTAAATTTAATTTTACCTCTTGTAACAAGTGGAACTTTTGGACCAGGATCTTATCCATCTGATTCAAATTTTGATGGTCTTAGAGGTTCTGTTTACAATCAGTCGGCAACTTTAGTTCATAAATTAAAAGGAGCTGCTTCACAAAAAGTTAACGAAAATGCAGGCGGTGTTAACATTGCAGTAAACTCAGTAGTACAATGGGCTGGCAATGGTAATCAATCTGCTCCGTGGTTAGCAGTTGCTAATGCTTTAGCAGCTAACGCGTAGTAATAAATTAATTTTTAAGGAGCTCGAAAGGGCTCCTTAAATTATAAGGAGAAAAAAATGGGAAGTTTTAAAGGTGATATACAAGCAACTAGATTTACAGGGGCTACTTCAACTGTAATTATAGCTCCTCCAGTAAGATTAAGAGGAATTATTATTGCATCAAATAGTTCAACTTCTGTGGGTGTTGTTCAATTAAAAACGACTTCTGCAACAGGAAATACTTTATTTGTAGCAGATGTTCCGGCAGGTGATGTTATTAATTTTAGTTTTCCGGAAGATGGAATTTTATTTCCAAAAGGAATTTATGTTTCAACATTAACAAATGTTGCTGCAGTTACATTACTAACAGATAAATATTCTGGACCTGGATTAACAGCGTAGGAGAAGCTAAATGGCTAATACTACTTCTGGAACTACAACTTTTGAGAAAACTTTTTTTATAGATAAAATTATAGAAGAAGCTTACGAAAGAATTGGGTTATCTGCACCAAGAACAGGACAAGATTTAGAGTCTACAAGAAGATCTCTAAATATTATGTTCCAGGAATGGGCAAACAGAGGTCTTCATTATTGGGAAGTAGCAAGTAATACTATCTCCATGATCCAAGGTCAGTCAACCTATACTATCTATAGATCTACATCTGATGGAACGTCCGATGGAACACTTAGTTATTTAAATGGTGCAATTAACGCGTCTCAAACTACAATTACATTAGATTCAGTTTGGCAGTTTCCAACAACTGGAACTTTATTAATAGGAACTGAACAAATTACTTATACAGGAACTAATACTTCTAATAGTACAATAACGGGATGTGTTAGAGGTGCAAATAGTACAACTGCTGCGATTCATGCTGATAACGCAACTGTATATGATTATAATTCTATTACTTATGGACCAGATGATATTTTAGAAGCAGTTTATAGAAACACAGAACAAACACCAGTTGTTGATTTTCCTCTTACTAAAATTAATAGATCAGCTTATAGTGGATTATCTTCTAAATATTCACAAGGTCAACCGACACAATATTACGTACAAAGATTTATAGATAAAATTACAATTACTTTATATTTAACTCCAGGTGCATCACAGGTAAATAATGTAATGCAATATTACTATGCAAAAAGAATTCAAGACGTTGGAGCTTATACAAATGCAACAGATGTTCCATATAGATTTGTTCCATGTATGTGCGCGGGACTTGCTTATTATGTATCACTAAAACTTGCTCCACAAAGAACACAAGAACTAAAATTATTTTATGAAGATGAATTATTAAGAGCATTAGATAATGATGGATCTTCTTCAAGTTCATTTATAACTCCAAAAACTTATTATCCAAATGTCTAAAAACTCAAGCGGTAGATTTGCATATATGATCTCTGACCGTTCTGGTTGTAGATTTCCCTATCAAGAAATGGTTCAAGAATGGAATGGTTCATGGGTACATACTTCTGAATATGAAGCTAAACAACCTCAGTTAGAACCAAAACCAACTACAGCTGATCCACAGGGTTTAAGATATGCTCATCCTGATAGACAAGAACCACCCGTAATTGTAGTTCTAACTTTAAATCCTTTTTCAACTACAAAGTATGCAGGTTCTACTTATATTAATGTTTATTCAGAAGACCATGGAAGATCAACTGGTAATATAGTTAGATTTAGAGGACCTCCTGAAGTTAATACTATTGGTATTCCTTCTAGAGAAAATTCTTTTGATGATGTTCCTTCATTTGATAATGTTACAGATATTTCAAATGCAAATGGATTTACAATTACAGTTGGAAAAATAGATTCATCTGGTATTGTAAGTGATACTTTAAATTATTTTTATTTTTTAAGTACAAGTACAGCAACCGACGGAAACATATCTGGAGGTGGAGCACAATGCTCTGCAGGTCCAGTTACATTACAGGCTTAATATGACATATTCAGAATTAGTTACAAAAATAAGAAATTACACTGAAGTAGATTCAAACGTATTAACAGCTACTATTATTGATGGTTTTATTTCTGATGCTGAATTTAGAATATTAAGAGATGTAGATTCTGATAATAATAGGAAATATGCAACAGCTACTGTTATTGTAACTCAAAAATATTTTAATACACCTGATAATTTATTAGTTATCAGATCTGCACAAGTATTTAATACAGATGGAACTATATCTTTTTTAGATATTAGAGATATGACGTTTATTAATGAATATAATCAAAGTAATACGACAGGAATACCTAAATATTATGCTAACTGGGATGAAAATACAGTTATTGTTGCCCCAACTCCAGATCAAGCTTATACAATTCAATTAAATTATATCTTGAAACCAACTGGATTATCTAGTACTACTGCTAATACATATTTAAGTCAGCAATTTCCCAATGGCTTATTATATGCTTGCCTAGTTGAGGCGTATGGATTTTTGAAGGGTCCACAAGATATGTTGCAATACTATGAAAATAGATATAAACAAGCTATCGAAGGATTCTCATTAGAACAAATGGGAAGAAGACGAACAGATGAGTTTCTTGATGGAGAACCTCGTATAGTTCGTAAACCACAATAGGAGAAACAAGTATGGCCATTACACAAGCGTTACCAAATAGTTTTAAAAAACAACTATTAGATGGAGATCAAAATTTTTCATCAGCAGGTGGAGATGTTTTTAAATTAGCTCTTTATGTATCAACTGCAACATTAGGTGCGACTACAACTGCATATACTACAACAGGTGAAGTTACTGCATCAGGAGCGTATAGTGCAGGTGGTGGAACTTTAATAAATTCTGGAACATCAGTTGTATCAACTGTTGCTTTTACAGATTTTGCTGATCTATCATTTACAGGTGTGACAATAACTGCAAGAGGAGCATTAATTTATAATACTTCTTTTTCAAATGCGGCAGTTGCAGTGTTAAACTTTGTGACAGATAAAACAGCTACAAGCGGTACATTCACAATTCAATTTCCAGCTTTTACATCTACAGCGGCTATTATCAGAATCTCTTAATAGGAGTCTAAGTCATGTCTGACATTGTTGACGGTTGGGGTAGAGGCACCTGGGGACAGGGCGCCTGGAATGAAAACATTCCAATTGAAGTCACAGGTCAACAACTTACTTCTTCCTTAGGTGATGTAACTGTTGTTGCAATTAGAAATATAATTGTTAACGTAACAGGTGAAGAATTAATTCATGCTCTTGAAAGTAATGTCGGAGTTTCTGCAGGAGGTTCCGTTCAAGTTCCTGTATTTGAAAATCCATTAATTACAACTTTAAATAACGTAAACATATTAGCAGACGCTAATGTTTCTTTAACAGGGGAAAATTTAAATACAAATTTAAATTCAGTTACTGCTTTAGGAACTGCTAATATTTTATTAAGTGGTGAAAATTTAACAACAGCTTTAGGAATTGTTGATCCAAGTCCTGATGTAATGTTAACAGGTCAACAAGCTAATTTAATTTTAAATAGTGTTAATATTGCAATTTTTCAAGATGGTTTTGCTAATGTTACAGGTCAAAATTTAACAACAGCTTTAAGTTCAGTATCTGCCTTACCAGTTACAATTGCTAGTATAACAGGGGAAAATTTAACAACAGTTTTAGGAAATGAAAATGTATTTACAGATGTAGTTGTTTCTTTAAACACTCAAAATTTAACAACAACTTTAGGAATTGTTGATCCAAGTCCTGATGTTCAATTAACAGGTCAACAAGCTACTTTAAATTTAAATTCAGTATCTGTTTTACCAGTTACTATTGTTAATTTAACAGGTCAAAACTTAACTTCTATATTAGGGGATGAAACTGCCTTTACAAATGTAACTGTAAATGTTACAGGTCAAAGTTTAACAGGGGCTGTAGGCACTCAAATTTTTGTAACAGCTTGGGCTGAGGTAAACACTGGTCAAACCATTACTTGGACTGATGTTGCAGCATAAATAAAGGGATTGTATTAATTTACAAAAAATGATAATTAAACTAGTTAAAATAAGGACTTAAATATGCCATCAAGTTTTTCTACAGATTTAAAACTAGAACTCATGGTTACAGGCGAAAACGCTGGAACCTGGGGAACAAAAACTAATACCAATTTAAATTTATTACAACAAGCAATTGCTGGTTTTCAATCGATATCTATTGCAGGTGGAGCTCAAACAACAGCTCTTACTATGGATAATGCTACAATTTCTAATGCAAGAAATGCAGTTATAAAATTAACAGGCACTATTACAGGAAACCAAGTTGTTACGGTTCCAAATGGAATTGAAAAGACTTACATTGTTCAAAATGGAACAACGGGTGCTTTTACAGTTGAATTTAAAACAGCTGGTGGAACAGGTGTAACTTTTGCGTCAACAAATAAAGGATTTAAAATTGTTTATTCTGATGGAACAAATATAGTTGATGTAGAATTATCATCTGTAAATCCAATTATAGAAAAAATTCTTGACACTAATGGAAATGAAGAAATTATATTTACAGCAACTGCATCAGCAGTAAACGAATTAACTATTGCAAATGCTGCAACAGGTAATGGACCTGAAATTTCAGCAACGGGTAGTGATACAAATATTGATCTTAAACTTACTCCAAAAGGAACTGGTAAAATAGTTTTAGATGGAATTAGTTTTCCAAATACAGACGGATCTGCAAACCAAGTATTAACTACTGATGGATCAGGAGTATTGTCTTTTGCAACGGTATCAGGCGGCGCTGCATGGCAAACAGTTAAAACAGGAAACTTTAACGTAACTGCAAAAGAAGGATATTTTGTAGATACAACTTCAACAGCAATTACAGCAACACTTCCAGCTTCTCCAACTCTTGGAGACTTTGTATCTTTTATTGATTATGCTGGAACATTTGACACAAATAATTTAACAATAGCAAGAAACGGCAAACCCATTCAAGGTTTAGCAGAAGATTTAATAGTAAACCAAGAACGAGCTGGACTTACATTAGTATTTACAGATAATACTCAAGGTTGGTTGTTACAAAATAATTAAAAAGGAAAAACTATGGCAAATAAAAATTATCAATACTGTGTAGCGGAATGTTGGGGAAGTGGTTTTATTACTAATAATGATTCATCTCAATTTTCAATCTCTGGATTTCCAGGAAACGTGTGGCAAGTTCCAGCAAATGATAGAAATGCAAATATATGGATTAATGGTATTGCAGGAGTTAGAAAAACTGTACAAGAAGCACAAGCAATCGTAACTGAACAAGTACAAATTGCTCAAGCAGCGTGGGATGCTTTACCAGCAGATGATTTTAGAAAAATACAAGATATGAGACCTAATGATATTGTATTACCAGAATAAATATTTAAAATGTTTAAACTATGAGTACATATTATCAAATATTTGGTGGTAAAGTTAATGTCATATCTGCAGATCCATCCAATCCTATAGAAGGTCAAACCTGGTATAATACTACAACCGAAATTTTAAAATATAGAGCAGCTACTACAGCAGGAGCGTGGGCGAGCGGCGGAAATATGGGGACCGCAAGACGTTCTTTAGCAGGAGCAGGAACACAAACAGTTGGTTTAGCGTTTGGTGGATTTACAACAACCAACCTTGCAAACACAGAAGAATACGATGGAACATCTTGGTCAGCAGGAGGAAATTTAACTACAGCTAAACGTGAGTTAGGTGGAGCAGGAACACAAACTGCAGGACTTGCATTTGGTGGATTTACAACAGCTAATACAAATGCGACAGAAGAATATAACGGAACAAGTTGGACAGCGGGTGGAAATTTAGGTACAGCGAGACGTGCTTTGGCAGGAGCAGGTACTCAAACTGTAGGTTTAGGATTTGGTGGGTATACAACAGCTAATTCTAATGCCACAGAAGAATACAACGGAACTTCTTGGTCAGCTGGAGGTAATTTAGTAACGGCTAGAGAAGCATTAGCAGGAGCAGGAACTCAAACAGCGGGTTTAGGTTTTGGTGGTCTTGTAGGAACAACCAGTCAATCAGTTACAGAAGAATATAACGGAGCTTCTTGGACAGCAGGAGGAAATTTAACTACAGCAAGACGATTTTTAGGAGGAGCAGGTACACAAACTTCTGCTTTAGCTTTTGGTGGAACAACAGGATCAAATTCAGCAGCTACTGAAGAATATAATGGTACTTCTTGGTCAGCAGGTGGAAATTTAACTACAGCTAGAAGTAGTTTAGGTGGAGCAGGAACTCAAACTTCTGCTTTAGCTTTTGCTGGAATTACAACAGTAAATGTCACAGCCACAGAAGAATATAGTGGAGCAGGAACATTAACAACTAAAACGGTAACAGCAACATGAGTACATATTATCAAATATTTGGAGGTAAAGTTAATGTCCTGGCATCCGATCCATCAAACCCGATCAACGGACAAGTGTGGTATAATTCCACAACTAAAGTTTTAAAAGTAGCTGAAGCAAGTGTAGTAGGAGCATGGGCAGCTGGTGGGAATTTAACTACAGCAAGATATTATATAGCAGGTTGTGGAACTCAAACATCAGCTTTAGGTTTTGGTGGTTATTCAGGGGGTAATACAGCAGCCACAGAAGAATATAATGGAACAAGTTGGACAGCAGGCGGAAATTTAGCAACAGGAAGATATGGTATAGGTGCAGCAGGAACTCAAACTTCTGCTTTAGGATTTGGTGGACTTACACCACTTACATCAGCAAGTGAAGAATATGATGGAACAAGTTGGTCAGCAGGAGGAAATTTAGGAACGGCAAGAAGAACTTTGGGAGGAGCAGGTACACAAACTTCTGCTTTAGCTTTTGGTGGTTATACAACTGTCAATCTTGCAAACACAGAAGAATATGATGGAACTTCTTGGACAGCAAGTGGAAATATAATTACAGCTAGAAGTAATTTAGGAGGAGCAGGTACACAAACTTCTGCTTTAGGTTTTGGTGGATTTACAGCAGTCGTTGTTGCAAACACAGAAGAATACGATGGTACTACTTGGTCAGCAGGTGGAACTATGACTACAGCAAGAAGAAATTTAGGTGGAGCGGGTACACAAACTTCTGCTTTAGGTTTTAGTGGATATACAACAGGTAATGTCGCCAACACAGAAGCTTACAATGGTACCTCCTGGTCAAATGATACGAATGTGGCTACAGCAAGACGTGCTTTAGGTGGAGCAGGAACTCGAACATCTGCTTTAGGATTTGCTGGTTTTACAACAGCTCCTGTTGTTAACACAGAGGAATACACAGGACCAGGAGTAATAAAAATTGAAACGGTAACAGCAACATGAGTACATATTATCAAATATTTGGTGGCAAGATTAATGTTATATCTGCAGATCCAGCTAATCCGATTAAAGGACAAGTGTGGTTCAATAGCGGAACGCCGGCTTTAAAATATAGAGGGGTTACAACAACAGGTACTTGGGCGACAGGTGGAAATTTAACTACAGCTAGATATCTTTTAGGTGGAGCAGGAACTCAAACAGCAGGATTAGCGTTTGCTGGACGTATAACAGGTGTTGTTGCTAGTAGTGAAGAATATGATGGAACAAGTTGGACAGGTGGTGGAAATTTAGCTACAGGTAGATGGGGTTTAGCAGGTGCTGGTACACAAACTGTTGCATTAGCATTTGGTGGATATGATATAACTGCTTTTAACACTCAAACAGAAGAATACAATGGAACTGCTTGGACATCTGGAGGAGGTTTAGCTACCGGAAGAACATATTTAGCAGGATGTGGAACTCAAACAGTTGCATTAGGATTTGGTGGAACTTCAGGAGGAGGAACTTTGTTAACAAATACGGAAGAATATAATGGCACAGCTTGGACTGGAGGGGGTGGTTTAACTACAGGGAGAAGTAATTTAGCAGGATGTGGAACTCAAACAGTTGCATTAGCGTTTGGTGGAACTACAGGAACAGCCACAGAAGAATATAATGGAACTTCTTGGACAAATGGTGGAAATTTAAATACAGGAAGATCTGGTTTAGCAGGAGCAGGATTACAAACATCTGCTTTAGCTTTTGGTAGTACAGCAGCAACAGAAGCTTACAATGGTACATCTTGGTCAACTGATACATCTATGGCTACAAGTAGATCTAGTTTAGGAGGAGTGGGTACACGAACATCTGCTTTAGCTTTTGGTGGTTTTTCAACAGCTGTAACCGCAGCCACAGAAGAATATACGGGGCCGGGAACACCAGTGACTAAAACAGTAACTTCAACATAACACTTTAATTGTATATAAAATTAGTGTAGTACTATCATTAGATGGTTGAGAAAAAAGATATAAAGGAATTAATTCAAAAAGAAGAAACTAATCTAAACAATCTTTTAACAAAAGAAGATATGTTTAATTTTAAATCTCTTGTTGATGAACTTCGTGACACTTGGACAAAAAAACAAATATTTCGAACAGAAACAGAAGCTAGAGTATCTGTTTTACAAGATGCAAAGTATCCAACACTTGCTTCTAAATACTGGCAATGTATTAGAGAACAAAATGTATTTCTTGAAAATTTAATGTCTCTATCTTTTGATTACCGACGTAATGATGCAAAGATTAAATGGTTAGAAAAAAAATTAGAAACTGAAACAGATGAATATAAATTAGAATGTTTCAAAATAGATTTAGACGAAAAGATTTATGCAAAAGCTAATATGGAATTAACCGCTAAAGATCGTATGCGAGAAATTAATATGTGGTCTAATTTAAAAAAAGAATTTAATGATGGAAGCTTTAATACGAAAGATGTAAATGTACATCAATTAGAATCCCTTCATCAGATTATGCAAAATAAAGTGAACACATTAACTCCTGGTTCTTCACAGGCGGAGGTATTTAATGTTCTTGGTCAATTAAAAACTATTGAAAGAGTAAAAGAAGAGAAAAGTTTAATTCAACATGATGAGAAGAAAGCACTTGAACAACCAACTTTTGGCAAACCGACCAGTTAAGCAATTATTTTTTTTAGTCGCATTACCAAGATCAGGTAATACGCTATTTGGTTCAATCATGAACCAGAATCCAAATATTGCTGTGACTCCTAATTCTATCACATTAGAGATAATGAAAGATTTATTTTTACTTAAAGAAACTGATGTATTTCAAAATTACCCAGATCATAAATCATTAGATAACGTATTAGACACTGTGTTTGATACTTATTATAAAGATTGGCCACAACAATATATTATTGATCGTGGTCCTGTAATGACACCCGGTAATTTCATGTTAATGAACAAACATTTTAAACGTCCATTTAAATGCATTATTATTTTAAGAGATGTTTTAGATGTTCTTGCATCTTATATTAAATGGTTTGAAAAAGAGCCCACTAGTTTTGTTCATAAATATGGTAAAAAAACTATTGAAGAAAAATTATGGATGTTAATGAATAAAGATGGTGCAATTGCAAAAGATTTAGAAGCCATAAAGAATTCTTTTAATTATCCAGAGCTTTGTCATTATTTAAGATATAATGATTTAGTTACCAATCCAGAAATTGAGATAAATAAAATATATGATTTTTTACAAATACCTAAATTTAATCATAACTTTAAATCCTTGAATCAATTTCAAATAAATGGTATGAGTTATGACGATACAGTTGTAGGAAATAGAATGCACACAATTAGAGAAGAAATTAGAAAGGAAGACAATCCTTATAGATCACAATTGCCTAAAAAAATTGTTGATGCATATGGACATATAAAATTTTAATGAAGATATTAATATTTGGATTACCAGGATCAGGCAAAACTACATTTGCTAAAAAATTAGTTGATAACAAAAAAATACCGCACTTTAATGCTGATGATATTAGAAAGCTATTTGAAGATTGGGATTTCACAGAGAACGGTCGTAAACGACAAGCGAATCGTATGATGACTATGTGTGATCTTGTAGTTAATCATGTAGTTGTAGACTTTGTTTGTCCATTTGAATCTTATAGATCTTTTTATGATATGAAGATTTGGATGAATACAATTGATAAAGGAAGATTTGAAGATACTAATAAAGTATTTGAAAAACCTAAAAAAGTAGACTTTGAGATAAAAGATTTTAACTACGATAACATAATAAAGGAGATCCATGGATTACTCTAAACCCACAGCACAGATGCTAGGACGTTGGCAACCTTTCCATGATGGGCATTTAGCTTTATTTAAAGAGATATTAAAAAAGACGGGACAGGTGCAAATTATGGTCAGATCAATGCCAAAGTCAGATAACAATCCCTTTGAATTTGAAGATATTAAAAAACGTATTGAGGAAAAATTAAAAGAATATAAGGGAAAATTTGAGGTTATCAGAGTTGCAAATATTACCAATATTTGTTATGGTCGAGATGTGGGATATAAGATTGAAGAGATCGTATTACCAAAACAGATACAAGAGATATCTGCAACAAAGATTAGAAAAGAGATGAAGAATGAAATTTAATTTTGTATTTTTAGGTCAAACAATTATTCGTTACGAAGTTCCCCTAGATATTTTTAATGAAATTAATCAAATTTACGAAAGTAAACATGGTGAACTTGCAAAAGCTAATAAACAATTAATTGGTAAAATAGATGATGAAAGATCTTTATTTTATGATGGAAATGATACATCTAGAATGCATAAACACAATTATTTAACTCCACGTGTACAAGATTGGTTTATGTCAGCTTATGCTCATTATTTAGATTGGAATAAAGTTTTAAAATATAAACTTCATTTAAATTCAGTATGGGTAAATGAAATGAAAGCTCATGAATATAATCCAATTCATATTCATCATGGCAATTTAGTTACTGGTTTAACATCTGTTATGATTTTAAAATTGCCATCAACTTATGGTGTAGAATATTCATCAGAAGATTTACCAACAAATGGAAGATTACAAATTATAGGTAATTCATCAGGACAATTTTCAAATAGAGATTATTCACCTCCTATGGCACTTCGTGATTTTTATATATTTCCTTATGATATGAAACATTGTGTATATCCATTTAACGGAACTCATGAAACAAGAAGAACATTGGCTGCAAACTGTGATGTTGAATATAATCCACTAGAGAATAAAAAAGGATGATGCATAAAGAACTATGGTTTCCAACTCAAATCTATATTAAAGATTTTGACATAGACAATAAAAAACTTGAACAAGATATTATAAATTGGTCTAAAAAAGATTTAGGTTTACAAAAAACAAATGTAAATGGATGGCATTCACCATCCGACATGCATAAAAAAGAAGAATATAAACCTCTTATTCATGAATTATTTGTAATGCAATTTGATATTTTTAAAGAAGAATGTTTAGATTCAGAACCTTTCCTTGGCAACATGTGGGCAAATATTAATCCACCGGGTGCATTTAATAGACCCCATATTCATCCAAATTCTTTATGGTCAGGAGTTTATTATGTTAAGACTCAAGAAAACTGTGGACATTTAAAAATAGAAGATCCTAAAACAATATCACTTATGACTGTTCCAAGAAGAACAGAACAACCTTTACCAAAACATCTATGGAAAGAAGTGCATTATGAACCAATTGCTGGAAGATGTATTATGTTTCCATCATGGCTTAATCATACTGTTGATGTAAACAAATCTAATGATGTTAGAATATCAGTATCTTTTAATTTTCTACAAGCTGGAATGTTTGCGTGATTCCTATATTTATAGGTTATGATAGTAAAGTTAAAATAGCTTATCATGTACTTTCAGAAAGTATTTTAAGAAACAGTTCTACTCCAGTTACCATTTCACCTATTCATTTAGGTAATTTAAAAAATATTTATACAAGAAAACAAGATTCACTTGCTTCTACTGAATTTTCATTTAGTAGATTTCTAGTTCCTTACCTAATGAATTATAATGGCTGGGCCATATTTATGGATTCTGATATGGTGATGTTATCAGATATCACAGAACTTTGGAATTTAAGAAATAAAGACTATGCAATTCAAGTTTGTAAACATGAGTATACTCCTAGTTCTAAAAATAAGTTTTTAGGTAATAATCAAACGATATATGCAAAAAAGAATTGGTCTAGTTTAATGTTAATGGATTGTAGTAAATGTAAAACACTTACACCAGAATATGTTAATACTAGATCTGGTTTAGAACTTCATCAATTTAAATGGTTAGATGAAAATTTAATAGGTAATATTCCTCTTGAATGGAATTGGTTAGTAGGTGAATATCCTTATAAAAAAGATGTACATAATATTCATTTTACAGAAGGTGGACCTTATTTTAAGGATTACAAAAACACAGAGTATGCAAATGAATGGTTTAAAGTTTATAATATGACTAAAATAAATCTGTAAAAATGACAAAAACTATTTCAGAAGAATATTTAAATTTACAGAAAGATTTACATTTAAGATCAGATTACGGAACAGCTTCTCTTGGTATTGCACCAGAAGTTAAACAAATATTTGAGAAATATAATTATACATCTATATCGGATTATGGTGCAGGGAAATGTAATTTACAAAAAAAATTAATACAACTAGGTTTAAAAGATTTTAATTACTTTCCATATGATCCGGTGTTTCCAGAATATGGTTCTTCTAAAAAAGCAGATTTAGTTTGTTGTATTGATGTATTAGAACATATTGAAGAATCTTTTATAGAAAATGTTATAAATGAACTTCGAAGCATTACTGATAAACTAGCTTACTTTACTATTGCATTAAAACCAGCTGGTAAAATTTTAAAAGACGGTAGAAATGCACATATTTTATTAAAACCAGAAGATTGGTGGTTAAACTTAATTAAAACTAAATTTAAAGTTGTTGAAATAGATAAAACTCCTAAACGATTAAAATTGTTGTTATGTTAATTAAGGTTCATAAAGATAAACTTACATTTAAAAATGATTTTTTAAAAACAGAAAAAGGTAGAGAGGCACAAAAACACGGAGATTATTACAAACAAATTAAAGTCAGTATAGAAAAACATGGTATATTAAATCCATTAATTTGTGTTCAAGATGGAAATATATATAAAATATGTCTTGGTATAAAAAGATATATTATTGGATGTGATTTAGGTATGAAAGAATTTGAAATTAAAGTTATACCTAAAGATGAAAGTAAATTTTTAAAAGAGGAGAATGCAAAATATATTCCAACAGACGCTGATAATGCTTATTACAAATCTTTAAAAATAGCATACCCAAAATATCAATTATTTAAAAATAGAATTATAATCAAGCAACTTAAAAATTTAAGTTTAATTCATAAACCTATAGAAAAATCTATTAATAGAGTTAAAGGTCAAATAGAACAACATGGATTATTATGTCCAATTGTTTTAAGTCCTTCTAATGATAATTTAATACAAACTGGAACAAATAGATTTTTAGAATTACAGCGTCAACAATATGATTCTACATTATGTTATAAGCCAATAGATGCACATGAAGCTAAATTCATGCAAGTTGTTAATGTTCTTACACTAAAACATCACCCTTTTAAAAAACCTAGTTTTATATATGATGAAGATATGTTAAAGATATATGGTCAAAACATAGGTAATTTTTTAAACTTATTGAATGAAAATGGCTTATATGATAGGTAATATTTATGCCATTAAAAAAGATACCATTAAAAGCTGGATTTAATAAACAAGACACATCAACTGCTGCAGAAGGTCAGTGGATTGATGGAGATTTTGTACGCTTTCGTTATGGATATCCTGAGAAAATAGGTGGCTGGCAGCAAACTACATCTTCAAGACTTGCAGGTTCAGCAAGAGAAATCTTAACTTGGACTGCATTAGATGGTAATCGTTATGCAGCGATTGGAACGAACAAATTATTGGTTATTTATTCAGATGGTGTTTTTTATGATATTACTCCACTTGGAACAGCTTTAACATCTTGTACACTTGCTTCAACAACAGGTTCTGCAACAGTAACTGTAACTAAAGTATCTCATAGTTTATCTGTTGGGGATTATATTATATTTACTTCTCCATCTTTAGCGGGAGGAGGTGTTACTACTTTTAACAATGCTAATTTTACAACCAATCCATTCGAAGTTATCTCTACTCCAAATTCAAATTCTTTCACAGTAACAATGTCTGTCGTTGAGGCTGGAACAGGCATGTCAGGGGGAGGATCTACTATTACTACAACTCCTTATGTAACTATTGGCCCAGCATTTCAAATTGCAGGATTTGGTTTTGGTGCAGGGGTTTATGGAGGACTTACTCCAGGATCTTTACAGAATCAATTAAATGGAGCTATTGATAATACAATAACAACTATTACAGTAGATTCTACTACTGGCTTTGCATCAACAGGAACACTATTAATAAATTCAGAATTAATTACTTACACAGGTAAAACTGGAACAGATTTTACAGGTTGTGTCAGAGGTGCAAGTGGAACAACGGCGGCATCTCATTTAGACAATGCTACTGTTTTTGATGCCTTAACTTTTGTTGGTTGGGGACAGGCTGCAACTATTGGAGTTACTTTATCACCAGGACTCTGGTCTCTTGATAACTTTGGACAAATTTTAATTGCAACCATTAAAGATGGTAAGACATTCTCATGGAATCCAGGCGTTCCAACACCTCTTTTAAATAGAGCAACTGTTATCTCAGGCGCACCTACAGCATCTGTAATGAGTATTGTATCCGATCGAGATCGTCATTTATTTTTACTTGGAACAGAAACTACAATTGGGTCTCCTTCAACTCAAGATCCAATGTTTATAAGATTTTCAAATCAAGAAGACTTTAATACTTATAATCCGACTGCAACAAATACAGCAGGAACCTTTAGACTGGATACAGGGAATTTTATTGTTGGAGCTATACAAGGTAAAGATTATATATTTGTTTTAACCAATGCTGCAGCTTATGTTATTCAATTTGTAGGTCCTCCATTTGTATTTTCTGTTAGACAAGTTGGAACAAACTGTGGTTGCATTAGTCAAAATTCAATTGTCTATGCACAGGGTGCGGTTTTCTGGATGGGATTTGGAGGAGGCTTCTTTGTTTACGATGGAACCGTTAAACAATTACCATCTCTAGTTGAAGACTTTGTATTTACAACGGGTGGAGGTAATTTAGGAATTAATTATGGTAATTCTGATATTATCTATGGATCTCATAATAATTTATATAATGAAGTTATTTGGTTCTATCCAACTGAAAATTCAATTCAAAATAATAGATCGGTAGTTTATAATTATTTAGAAAATACTTGGACAACCATGTCCCTTGCAAGAACTTCTTGGGCAGATGCTGATGTTTTTGATAAACCTTATGCAACTAAATATGATGCAACGATGTTACCCACTTTCCCAACAATTAATGGTGTAACCAATACTAATGGTGCATCTATTTATTATGAACATGAAACCGGTGTTAATGATGTAGATATTTCAGGGACTAAAACGGCAATACCAGCTTATATTGAATCAGGGGATTTTGATTTAGATATTGAAGGAGATGGTCAATATTTAATGAAGATAAATAGATTTATTCCAGACTTTAAAATCCTTACAGGAAATGCTAAAGTAACTTTATTGTTAAGAGATTATCCGTCCCAAACACAAAATAGTCAGATGTTAGGACCTTATACAGTAACTTCTTCAACAACAAAAATTGATACAAGAGCAAGGAATAGATTAATGAGTATTAAAGTTGAAAATGAAGCGACCGATGAAAATTGGAGATATGGATTATTTAGAGTAGATATTCAGCCTGACGGAAGAAGATAATGGCAAAAATTACAGCATACGTACCAGAACCAGCACAACAATATTCACCTGAAAATCAAAGACAAGTTTTACAATCTTTAGAAACATTAAAAAATCAATTAAACTTTTCTTTTCAAGAAGATTTAAAACAAGAAGTTGAAAGATTTACTTGGTTTAACATGAGGTTTGGCTGCTAATGAGTTGTAATAATGTAAATATTGGTAGTGGTGAACTAGTTACTTTCGGTGGTAATACCTTAGATGCATTTGGAAGATTAAGAGTATCTAATCCACTTACTATCTTTGACAGTAAGAATATCATGTCAAAGAATACTTTATTTGATGAATCAACTGCAAATGGTGGAAGTGTTACTTATACAGCTAATAAATCTACAGTTAATTTAAATGTAACAGAAGCATCAGGATCTAAAACAATAAGACAATCTAAAAGAGTTATGTCTTATCAACCTGGTAAGTCATTGCTTATTTTTAATACATTTGTAATGAATGAACCTACTACAAACTTAAAACAAAAGGTTGGTTTATTTGATGCAAATAATGGAATATTTTTTTATGCTGATGGAACAACTTTAAAAATAGTAAGACGTACTTATACATCCGGCGCAGCAGTTGATACTGAAATATCACAATCTAGTTGGAATGGCGATAAATTAGATGGAACAGGTGCAAGTGGATTTGATTTAGATCCAGCTACATCAAATATATTATTTATTGATATTGAATGGTTAGGGGTAGGATCTGTTAGAGTTGGATTTGTTATTAATGGTCAATTAATTACAGCACATACTTTTAATAATGCTAATAGTTTAACAACTGTTTATATGCAAACAGCCAATCTTCCAATTCGCTATGAAATTGAAAGAGCTGGAACATTAACAGCGGGTACTTATACATTACAACAAATATGTTCTTCTTGTATTTCTGAAGGTGGATATTCACCTGAAGGATTAGAACAAATGGTTGGAACAGGTACTGTTAGTGCTGGTGTAAATTTATCAACTGCAAATACTTATTATAATATTGCAACGATTAGAATTAAAACTTCAAGACCATATGCTGTAATAGTACCAGCAGGATTAGATATATTAAACATATCTAATGGAGATTTTGAATGGGGTTTATTTGTT